TTACGCGCCGCCCGGAGCCGCGTAGCCGCCGACGAAAAACCAACCGAGAAAAACAACGGCGACGATAAAAATGGCCACCGGGAAAAGAATACCCAATCTCATGATGTTACCCCTGAAGCTAAAAATATGACCTGTCCTGCCACAAAACCATTAAGCCGCCGCATCGCAACAGCTTACCGGAAAACCTCGCTATCATACTGGATATCGCCGCCAGGTTTTAATCAATATTCAGAAAGGAATCCCGCCGCCGGGACTTTTTATCCTGATACATAGCGTCATCCGCAGCGCGCAGCGCACTTTCGACATCCAGAACCTGGGGATTTACCTCTGTGATACCAAAACTGGCGCCAGGATAGTTAATTCGGTGTTCGCCAAGAAAGTAAACTCCACATAAGGCCTGCCGCAGGGTCGCAACAAAGGACTGTTGCTGCAGCGTGTCCAGTTCGGTGCCGACGACTAAAAACTCATCACCGCCGAGACGTCCCACCAGGTCTCCCTGGCGAATATGCGCCTTCAGCCGTTCGCCAATCTGGACCAGAAAGCTGTCCCCGCACTGATGACCAAAGCGATCGTTTATCGCTTTAAAATCGTCAAGGTCGATAAAGATCATCAGCAGATTGCGCTGCTGCTCGCGCTCGCGGGGAAACATTGACGACAGATGCTTAAACAGCGCCCGGCGATTGGCTAAACCGGTCAGCTCGTCGGTATAGGAGTGCATTTCCAGCGCGACGTTGGCGGCGCGAAGCTGATCAACCAGCGTCTCTTTCTCAACATAGTGAGAAATTAAGTTGGCAAACAGCGCCATCACCTGCTCGCCTTCGAGGTTATAGGGCTGCTTATTGCGGCTGGTTGCACATAATGTGCCGTACAGCGAGCCATCGGCGAGGCGCACGGGAATGCTGAAGAAGGTGATAATCCCCAGCCCCTGAGCGGCGATGCACGACGGCCAGCGGGTGTTGACATCGTTACTGAACTGGCAGTTATCATCGATTGCACGTTTACACAGCGACTCATTCCACGGCACCGAAAACCCTTCCGGGATCTGCATTTCGCTGCTGTTATGCGCGTACAGCACCAGCTGGCGCTGCGCTTTTAAATCAATACGAGTCAGATAAGTTGACTCCATTCTGGTCACAAGCTCCAGCATCTCAAGCAGCTGCCTGACTAACATTTCGAGGGAATGTTCAGTGGCGAGCGTTTGCGAGACGCGAGCAAGAATAAAATCTGACATGAATGTACGGCTCCCGATCGCGGGTGGGGCCGTCAGTCATTTATGCTGGAAAACGGCTACCAACGAAGAGTAAACATAGATACAACAAATTTAACACATTAATGAAGGGAATACCTGCGATCGCAGCGGGGAAAAAAAGCCCCGTCGGGTGCATTACCTAAACCTGGTAGTCGTGGCTTTCAACAGTGGAATGCGGGTTGCGCGGCACACAACACCGTCGAAAACCATATTTTACTACCTAAGTGTGGACATAATGTGGACATTTTCCGCATCAATGCCACCTCTTAACGGGTTAAGAGAAATGGCATCCTGTAAGTACTCAGGCGCAAAGTGAGCATAAGCCATCGTTTGCTCAATTCGGGCGTGCCCGAGGATCCTTTGTAGCGTTATGATGCTTCCCCCATTAATCATAAAGTGCGTCGCGAAACTGTGCCTCAAGGCGTGCGTAGACTGACCAGTCGGGAGATCTGGCTTTACTTCCCGAAGTGTCTGCCTGAAGTCGATATATGACGCACTGGTAAACAACAAACCTCGCTTACCACCGGCTATAAATTTCGCAACTTCAGCTGATACCGGAACAGTGCGCAGTTTGTTGCTCTTGGTTTTAACGAACGTTACGCGATTCTGTATGATGTTTTCCGCCTTGAGTCGTGCCGCTTCACCCCAACGAGCACCGGTGCTTAAACAGAGGATTGCGATCTTCTTGTTGTCGCCATCGAGCTTTGAGAGCAAAAGAGCTATCTCTCCTTCGGTGAGATATCCGGTTTCAGGTACTTCTTCCTTCAGCTTTTTCCTGCCCCGAATTGGATGCTCACCAGAGAACAATTCGGCTTCAATAAGCGCAGTGAACATGCCACTAGTGCTATTGAGGTCGCGGTTTATGGTCGAAGCTTTAATGCCCTGGCTTCTTCTCGCTGAGTAGTACTGACTTATCAGTGCTTTCGTAATCTGAAATGCACAAGGATCGTTAGTCATCCTACAGAACGTCTCAATCTTATTGCGATTTATCCGTCCATGTTCCTCGTGCTTTCCCTTCAAATTCCACCAGATCTGTATTAACTCAGACAGATGCCGCTTATCTGTCGGTTTTGATAACCACTCTTTGGTGTGGTGGTTAAACTGCGTGTGCTTCTCAAATGCTACCGCTTCACTCTTCTTGTCAAACCTCCTGCGGATGCGCTTTCCGTTGCGCCCTGCAGGCCTGATGTCCACTTCATATCGACCATCATCGAGTTTCTTAATAGTCATAAGAAATCCCTCCGATGGGTGTGCTTACGTTTAGTTTTTAACTCTTTGCAATAATGTGATGGATACTTTTCAACCAATAATAAGCATTTAGAATATATGTAAGATTGGTTAATTATTAACCAATCTTTTGGTCTGAGTGCTGCGAGGTTGTTAAGTCTTGCCCAAAGTGTGCGAGGGCCGGTGCGATTTGACCGGCCTCAGGCGAAACCTGATCGGTCATAAACCACAGTGTGTACTTAGTGAATTGAGGTATTTGCAGAATCTTCATCATTACGTCGGTTGGAGGGGTTGAACGCCCACTTTCGTAATAACTTAAAGTCCCATATGGAATGCCTGTTAGATCAGCTAGTTGCTGTCTACTCAGATACTCAGACTTTCTGATTAAGACGATTTTCTCGTTTAACGCGTTTGACATGGTGTTTAGATCTCAATAGTATGGTGTTTAGATGTAAACTGTTAGGTGTTTAGTATTGAACACTACAGCCAACTATAAGCCATTCAGAGCAATCCATGAACCGATTAACGAGGAAATGTTAATGGTAAAGCAAATCATAAATACGACCGATGCGGTTCCTTATCAGGAGTTCGCCAGACTCATCGGCAAAACTCCTGCGGCAGTTAGAGGCATGATCGAAAAAGGGAAGCTGCCTGTTATCGAGATGACCGATCCACAATCAACTTCTGGTCGTGCTGGCGAATATTGGGTTTATCTTCCGGCCTGGAACAACGGCATGAAACTGGCCTACGAAAGTCGTCCGAAGGAGATCAGGGAAGGGTGGTTGATGTGGCTTGGTCTCGGTGAGCCAGGTCGATAGCCGGTTTCAGGAGATGAAACATGAAGAACGATAGCCGCGGATCGGTATCACAACTCAATAGCAAAACCTGCCTCTACTGTGGTTTTACTATTCTGAAACTCCCACGCAAAAAACCGTACAACCGCCAGCGCTATCAAATTACGCACAAAGGCCTTTATTACGGCATTGACTTTGCTTTATCAGAAGCATGTCGGACGATTGACAGAATCATGAGTAAAAAGCGCTTCATTGCTTTTTAATCTCTGGGGGCGAAAATGAAACTCGAATATGCAGATAAAATTAATTCGCTTTTACAATGCTTCCATTTCAATAAAGAGTTTCTGGAATGGAATCATGATTATTCTCTTCAGCTCTTACGCCACGGCGTATCCCACCTCTATCATTTCGCGATGCTTCAAGGCGAGAATGATGAATGCACTCTTGAAGAACTCCGCAACATCATCATTGCCGTGACCGATGGCGACATCCCTAAACCATACGACCTGTTATCACTCGACACTGAGCAACTGAAGAAGGCAATGGTGTTTGCTAAGACGCAGGCGGTAACCGTAGAAGTTACCCCGGAGATCTTGCAACACCTGAAACTGGGAACTAAAGCCTCCTGGCGGCTCGAGCCACCTCGCTTTAACTGATTATCGGAGTACGCCATGTTCACCGAAGAAAAAACATCTTGGGAACAGGAAATGCTGATCCGAGAGGCGATGGAAAGTGCAGATCAGGGGTTCACTGTACATCTAAAAAACGGTGCTCGTATCACCATTACTTCAAAAAGCCCGACTAAAGATTTAATAATTTTTGGGCTAGAAAAGGCAATTCGCGGTAATCACGAACGCGCGCGAATGACCTTTATTGATTTCATGTATTACTGGCATGAAAGGATATTTAAGCAGATTAAAAGAAAACCACGCTACAACAAATAATTAACCAGCTTTAAAAATAACGGCATTCACTTTGCCGGGGATTCGTTTTGCCTTTTTCAGGAGGTTGAATGTCGGTCACGTCGATAAAGCTTGAAAACAAAATTAGCGATCCAGAGTTTGTGGAAATAAGCGCCAACGCACGTAAGCGTGAACGCGCCCACCTTTTGGGTCTGCTGCGCATTTTCGTTGGCCAGTTGAAAAAGGAAAGCCTCACCCCGGAAGAGATCTATTCATCAATCGAGCGGTGGATCAGTCACCGCGAACTACCAATCAGCGAGGACTAAGAACAATGAACCATTTAATGATTGATTTGATTAATACCAGCGAGAAACAGTCTTCTCCTTTGTGTGCCATTGAGGCTGTGTTTTTTGAGCCGTCAACTGGTCAGATTGGGAAGGCGTTTTACTCCTCTATCGACATCCGTAAAGCGCAAAGCCTGAAAGGGCGCCTCAGTATCCAGACCGCATTTGACTGGATGAAAAAAGACTCTCACTGGCGTGCAGAAGTGATGAGTGCAACCGCAACTGAAGAGGATGTCCTTTGCGAGCTTGCTGGTTTCATTGCTGATAACACCCGTCCTCAGAACACTGCGTTGTTTGTATGGTTCAAAGATACCCAAGAAAAACTGGTTTCGCTTCGGTATGCCGTGGATCGCTCAGAGGTGTCTGGCATCTTTCCTGAAGGTACAAAATTCCGCTGCATTCGTTCACTTCTCGACCTTGCCGCTGCCACGGATTATGCACCTCACGCGAGGAACGCACTTGCACGTTACACGCTCACTGACGCGCTCTATCAAGCGGAGCAAGTCTGCGAAATCTGGCAGCGCCTGACCTCACCACACATTGAATCAATCTGAGGGCTGCTATGCATTCGCATCTGTCAGTTGTTTGCAACGCGCCGCTGCCGGTTTGTAACAGGGCGCTTGCCGCCCTGAAATCCTTTTCTCGCGGCCAGCGTAATTACTCTCGCGTCAAGCCACATGCCTATCTCGTGATCCGCATTGGCCTCCGTTGGCGTTTGCTCAGCAAAAACGGCGGTAAGCAGTGGCGACTGATGACACATGAAACCTACAACCAGGAGTGTCGCAAATGATTAAGTCACCTTTGAAATGGGCGGGCGGCAAAACCCGCGTTATGTCGCAGCTGCTGAAGTACCTGCCGAAAGCTGATTGCCTGATTGAGCCATTTGTTGGCAGCGGTACTGTATTTATGAATACGGAGTACCGCCGTTATGTGCTTTGTGACAGCAATCGCGCACTGATCAATTTCTTCCGCGCGCTCAGAGAAAACCCAGAAATATTGATACTGGTCGCCAGGAACGTATTCAGAAATGGCAATAACGAAGATAGCTATTACGAAGAGCGCAAGTTGTTCAACCACCTGTCGTGGGATGACGAGTGTGCAGATGATTGCGTTGTACGGTGGGCAGCATCATTTTTATACCTGAACCGCCACTGCTTTAACGGGCTTTATCGCACCAACAGGGATGGCGGTTTCAATGTCCCCTTTGGCAGCTATAAGGCGCCTTATTTTCCAGAAGCAGAAATGCGCCTATTTGCCGAAAAGGCGCGGGATACTCACGCGCTCTTTCTTTGTAATGATTTTCGTACTTCCATTCCGTACGTCGCCAGGAATCGCCTGGACTCCGTGATTTACTGCGATCCGCCGTACATCCCGACTAGCAAAACAGCCAATTTTACCGCTTACGGTAAGCCATTTACCCTGGATGATCACCGCGCTTTGGTTACGGCGTTGCTGGACGTTAATCGCCAGCATGGAACGCGCTCGGTCATCTCGAATAGCGACACACCAGAAACACACCAGATCTACTCCGCTTTCAATCTCCACGCCTTCAGAGTTCGACGTTCCGTTAGCGCCAAAACCCGCTATATGGCCGGTGAAGTGATTGGCGTTCTTCGCGTGTGTGGTGGTTGCGGTCGTTCTGGTGGTGGAGGTTGCCCGGACTGTGGGGCGGTGATGGGTGATGCGACATATGCCGAAATGTTTGGCGCGCCAGCTTGTTGAGGCATTGGCTTTGCAAAATAAGATTCGAAGGTGAGTTATGCCTGACTCCACATCCCTGGCATGGAGCTGGAATGCCAGAAAGCAGCCAGTAAACCCTTATGCTGTTGATGTGCCTGCACAGAAACCATCTGCGCTGGCCGTCTGGATTGCGCTTTATGAGCAGGATAAAAGCGATCAACGCGAGCAGGCTGAAGCAATGAGTCGTGCAGCAGAAGAGTATCTCTTTTCTGTTGCACATTGCGATCCTTGGCACTATGACGAATTGAATGATGCTCTGATTGAGAAAGCTAAGCGACATGCAGAACTCCATCGTGTTGATCCTCATACCCTGATTCGTGATGACGTCGCCAGCTTGCCTGGTTTCCTGCGCAAGCCGCTGGAAACAAGGATTAAGTATTTGGAAAAATCAGAAGATCCGCGCCATTTGCCTACCTATCTGAATGAGGTCATTACTCCCTCATTAGTGAGAATTGACAAGGTCCGTGCTAACCAGGCGTCGCTGTCATTCCAGGCCATGGCTGGCAGGGATAGCCTTGATCAACTCCTTCGACTTGCTGAACTGAATCAGCGGGAGGTTAAGCGGCTTTCAACGCTGGTCGCAGCGCACATTGATATGATTTTTATCCAGCTTTGCGGTGAGATGCTGACCGATGAATTAGCTTCTCCCATCGTAATACTGGAGCTCTATCGTCGTGTGGCGGCCGAAGTGTCACGCCTTGATGTTATCCCGCCGGGTTATGAAGCGCTCCGCAGCAAACATAATCGCCGCAACCCGATTAATTACGAGCTGATACCGGGCGCGATTGCCCGTATGCGTTGTGCTGACTGGTGGCAACGTAAGCTGTGGCAACTCCGCAACGAATGGCGGGAAGAGTTGCTTCGGGCTGCGTGCCTTGTTCATCGGCACGCATCACCTTATGTCAGCCATGACATTCTGTTGCAGAAGCGGGAACAACGCCGTAAGGCGATGGATTTTTTCCGCAACCATGATCTGATTAACGAAGATGGCGACACGCTCAGCATGGAGGATGTGGTGCTTGCAAGTGCCAGCAATCCAGCGCACCGTCGTAATGAGATGATGGCCTGTGTCAAAGGCCTGGAATTGATAGCTGAAATGCGTGGCGACTGCGCCATGTTCTATACCATCACCTGTCCTTCTAAGTACCACGCCACACTGATGAACGGGAAGCCTAACCCTACTTGGGATCACTCGACAGTTAGGAAAAGCAGCGACTATCTGGTTGATACGTTTGCGGCATTCCGTAAGGCAATGCACAAAAAAGAGCTGCGCTGGTACGGTGTCCGCGTAGCCGAACCACATCACGATGGCACTGTGCACTGGCATTTATTGTGTTTTATGCGCAAAAAACATCGACGTGCAATCACAGAGCTGCTGCGTCGTTTCGCTATCCGAGAAGATCGCGCCGAACTTGGCAATAACACTGGCGCTCGTTTTAAGTCAAAACTGATAGACCCTCGAAAGGGGACTCCGGCCAGTTATATTGCAAAGTACGTCAGTAAAAACATCGATGGGCGTGGGCTGGGTGACACCGTCAGCAAGGAGACGGGTAAATCACTACGTGATAGTGCCGAGCACGTCACTGCGTGGGCATCGTTGCACCGTGTTCAACAATTTCGTTTTTTTGGGATTCCAGGCCGCCAGGCGTACCGCGAGTTACGATTGTTCGCATCGCAGGCAACTCGTGCAATGAAAACCAGCAAACCGGGTGCTCCGGTACTTATGGATCCAAAACTGGACGCTGTGCTTGCTGCTGCTGATGTTGGCTGTTTTGCCACTTATATCATGAAGCAGGGCGGTGTACTTGTTCCCCGCAAAAATTACCTCATTCATACCGCCTACGAGCCGACAGTCGAACCAGGAACCTATGGCGATCACGGGATTCGTATTTATGGCATTTGGTCGCCAATCACCGGTAAGGAAAACAAAATATGCACGCATGTCCATACTTGGAAGATGGTGAAGAAGGCTCCCGCTAACCCAGGCGCTGAAAGCGCCGCCCAGGGCGACCCCGTCGCCCCTTGGACTCGTGGCAATAACTGTCCCCAGTCCTCCAAGGGCTTAGAAAAAGTGATTGTGAATGATGCTGAGATATCGGAACAGCTTGCTCATGATGAAGAATTGGGATCGTTGGATGTGAGTAGTTTACCTGCTAAAGAAAGAAACGCGGTTTTGCGGCGTTTGCGTGAAGCATGTAAGGTAATGGCTTTGCCAGTAAATAAACCTCAGTTGTTAAACTCATCACCTAGGGCATGCTCAATACGCGATTTTGCGCTCTCGATTGGGATTGAACTCAGCGAATCACAGATTGAGCATTTAATGCAAGGTAAGCGATTACGATTCTACGATCGTATCTTCTATGCAACTTTTGATGGGGAGTTACGTAGTACTGAACCGGAAAATTCAGACATTCCGGTGAGCAATGTATGGAGAACTATAACGAATAAGAATAAAGTTGAATTCGCTGAAATCAGGAGAGATCCTATACGTCATTACTCGGATATGCTTAAGAGGATTGATCCAAGCGTTTGCACAATATTTTTCGAGAAAAAAAGTACCAAAAAGCATGATGGCTATGAGCAGGGCGAGTGGTAATATTGACTTTCAAGAATGTTGAAGAATTGGTTTCATCTTTTTGGGAGGTGATTAATTATAGATGTATTTGTATTGTAATAACCAGATGGGATGCATATCCGCATCTGGTTATTACTATTAACTACAGCCAACCAAGGCATTCGGACCCGTCGTTAATCATGATAATATTTTTAGACTTAAAGAAAGCTTCATATTTCTCTAGGTTTTCCGCTTTGACAAACCTTTTATCCAAAACGAAAATAAGTTTATCCTTGCTTCTAGTTAATGCAACATATAATTTTTTCCACTCTTTATTAAAATGGTTTTCCTTGTCGATATGTTCATCGCATAAATATTGAGTAAAAGAATTGGATAATATAAAGAATACAATATCACTATCCAATCCTTTAACAGCCTCTATACTTTTTACTATATAGTTAGTAGTAGCATCTTTATTGAGAAGGCTTTCTGTAAATGAATAAAAGAGTGCAAATCCATTTTTATAACCACCTAGAAGAGAGGATAAATTATGAATCTTAATAATATGGTTAGCTATTTGATTGCATGGCGTATCAGGGTATTGTTTAATTCTTTTTGTTAAATCTATCAAAATAGAATCAACATATATTTTAGGGTCTCTATTATTTCTTTTTGGCCCGTCCTCAAGAATTGTTGCTAATTCATAGGGGATAATGTTATCTCTTGCAAGGTTAGTGCTGTAAAATTTGTTTTTTTGATTTATTATAACTAGCTTGTCATTCAATATACACTGTTGAATAGCATTTTCAAAATTCATGCAGTCATTATAAATATAATGAACGCTTCCTTCATAGTCAGTAATGTTAGTTTGTTGTTGATCTGCATAGCAGAAATAATTTGATATTCTTAATGATGAATTTGGTACGCGTCTAGTTATATTGTTTATGTTCTCAAACACAATATTACCATCTTCCTTTTTTAACTCTTCTATATAGTTATTGAAAGAGTTTGGGTGTTTTATGGCTTGTTTAGGATCTCCAATCATATAAACATAGATACCAATGCTGCCAAGTACGTGAAATACTCTTAAACAATCTTCATCTAAGTCTTGGACTTCGTCTATAAATATTGATGAAATTAGATTTTGTAGTAAGCCATGGACAAAATCTACTTTTGCTTTTGAATTTTTGCTCGTGTTCTTGGCGTTGGTTTTGTCTAGTATTTGTTTTGCTAAGGTATATACATTTTCAACATGGATAATACCTCTTTTCTTTAAAGTACTAATGCGATTATTCTTATATCTTGGGTTTTCTGGTAATTGTTCCAATGAAATGGACTTGTATTTCTCACCTAATATGTAGTATGCATATGGAAATATAATTTCATTAAGAAGGAAAGAGTGAACGGTATCCACATTGACTCGAGCACCATCAGTATGCATTTTTAATGCGGATTTTATTTTATCTCGAGCTGTATTTGTATACGTTAAAGCATGAATCTTTTTATTGGTTTCAGCTTCAGCTAACTTCGCAGCAATTTGTGACGCAAGCCCATGCGTTTTTCCTGCACCCGCTCCGGCAATTTGTACAGTAATCATTGCATGGCTCCCAGCACATTGTTAATATGTGGCGGCAACTCGATGATCAAAGGATTTTCGTTACTAAGCATTGCATCACAAAGTGTCAACATTCCACCAGTTTTATCATCTTTGAGAAACATCGAAATGATTTCTCCGTCACTAGAGTCATCGTCATCTAATGCAATTTTAAAGCTTTCAGCAATGTTATGAATGTTATTACCGTGATGCACTAAATCATCTTCTAGTGTATAGCAAACTGTCGTTTCCACTGTGATATGAGGATGCTTTCCTTTATATGATTCATGTTCTTTTTGTGCATTTTCTTGATCGTCAAAATCTCGGATGACAGCTATTTTTTTATTGTGATTATGTGCATTTACTAGTAACCAAATATCTAGGAAAGACCTATATCCTTTTTGGTTGACACTGATCACTTCAACATCATATAAGTTATCTTGGTTTAAATGTATATGTGTTCTGATCAGCATTTCTTCTGATGGACCCTCAACTAATATTAGCTTGTCAGCATATATCAACCTTAGAATATCGAAATTGGGTCTTTTGCGAAGATAGTCGTTCAGTTCTTCACCAAATGAAGATAAACTAACTGCCTTATTTCCTGAAAAAGCAACTACATTACTAATTTTTAATTTATTTATAATCGCAGGATTGTGAGTCGTTACAATTGTTTGTAATAGAGTATTTGATTCATTTACACTTTTTTCTAGAAAATCAATTGTTAATCTCAATTTATTGACGCCTAAATGAGCCTCAGGTTCTTCGACACAGCATAGGTTGAATTCACTGTTGTTTTTCTTAAAATAAGTAAAAAATAAGAATATAAATACGAGATTTCTCTCCCCAAGTCCTTTTTGATATAAGAATTCATTTCCATAGCTTAATGTAATATTTGAAAGAATGTTTTTTAAATTTGGTAGGTTAGGGATGCAACCAATATCTTTTAAATGTTCTTTAATATTATCAAAAGCTGCATCAGAATTTAATAATCGTTGGAAAGTTCCTGCGCTTTCAACTTTCGTAAAGAAATCATTGTACGCCAAGTTAATGATTTCTTTTTCTTTGGTACTTAATTCGTTGATTAATAATTTCGTTAAGATATTGTTTGATCTCATGGCTGGAGAGTCTGAAAAATCATCTCTTTCTGCTCCGATGATATTAGCTACAAGATTTTTCAGTTTTTCGTAGGATACAGATTTATCATTTGATGTGGTTACAATATCATATTCATAAGTATCGATAGGAAACAGTTGCCATTTTAGATCCTCAATCTTATCTATTGATAAAACAAGTTCTTTTATCCTTTCAAGAATATTTGAGTCTTTAGGTTCATATATGTATTTAATGGTGAATGCTGGTTTTTGATCTTTTTCAGTTAGAAAACTATTAATTAGGGCTATTTCATAGCTATTTTGAGGGCAGCAAAAGTTAACTTCCACCTCGATTATCGGAATCGAATCAATTAAGGGGTTGAAGTTTTTTTCTTCTCGCTGCTCTTCTGCTGTCAATCTATAATAATTAAAAGCCTGTTTGAGACAATTTTCCACGGATACACTATTAAAATCAGCTATGACAAGTCTTTTTTGTGAGAAGTCTAAGTTTCCCATAGTAAGTGGTAAGGATAGGGCTTTGAGAAAATTGGTTTTACCCGAGTTATTCTCTCCTATTATTAATGTGAATGGATTCAATTTTGTGATGAATTTCTCAAAGCAACGATAGTTTTTAATTTTAACTTCATTAATGTACACATTGACTCCTTTCCAACACAAAGAGATGAGATAGACATAGCAAATGTTATACAACAAACCTAATTTTGATAATACTATGTCCATGATGGCCTTGTCGCAAAAAATTGCGCTACTTTGCATTTTTTTTTAATCTATTTGGCTTTCACTATTCCTAGGCATAGAGCGGTCTGAGGCCGGTTTTGCACATGCACGAAAAACGACAGGATACCTGCGCGCAGGTGACGGGGGGCAAGCCCCCGCAAACGGGTCAAGGTAGGGAAGGCGGCAGGATACGCAATTTCATGGTTTATGCGTCACGGTGAGCGGTTTTATTGGGTAGAGGCATGCCTCGCGCAGGGAATAAGCAGCGATGCGCAGAGGGGCGCTGATGCGGGATATTTAATGCAGAAAAGATGAGGCCAGAGAAAACGCTGGCCTGTTATAAATGCCTGATGTTGTTCAAAGAAACTGAATTTTCTGGCGGTTATTTCTGAGGGGTAAGCAACGCGTAAGGGTTAAAGCGGATCACTTCTTCTCCGATCCACTCATTGACCACTTTCAGCGCCTCCATTACGGGTGTCAGTTCGTTGATAGCGTAGACCCGGGCGGCTTTCTCGATATCCCCAAATGATCCGTTTCCCTCTGGCATGGCGCCCATGAGCTGCGGCGGGATACGGTGCGCTGCGAGTATGTCGTCACGTGTGGCGTTCTTAATGTTGATAAACTCATCTTTCGCCGTGATCTGCTGGAAGGGGAGGATTTGCACGCCGTCTTTGCCGCCGCCTGGCGCATGCAGCAGCAGGTTTTTAAATGCGCCTTTACCGCGCGCACCGGTCAACGTCTCTTTGACTGCCTTCATGCTTTTATCGTCAACCTGTCCGGCGCCAATATAGACAATGCATCCAGCATGCGATCCGTTGTCGTAGTACAGCTTACGGAACATGTCAGCGGAGTGGGCCAGGCTGGCGGCCAGCAGTGCTGCCATATATTCCGGCATGCCGTAGACCTCCTGATTGATATCAGGGTTCAGAACGTGACAAACCGTTCCTGATTTGAACGTGTGCTCTTCTTTCCAGCGCCGGATAAACCAGTATTGATCGAGATCTGTGCTCCCGCGCCGGGTGTACTTTGCAAGAGAGTGTTTGAAGGGAAGCGGGCCGCCCAGGCGATTACGCGGCAATTCGAGATAGGCATTGCCAAACGTGAACCAGTCCAGCGCAAACGCGGAAAAGGTCTGGCGATTGAGCAGCTTGTGCGGGATAAAACAGCCGGTGAGCACATTACGTTTGAAGTACAACGCCGACTCATGCCAGGCGCTCTGACGCGGAGCTTTAGCCAGTCCGTAAAAATCCACCGGCGTCTCATAGTATCGCCCGTTGTCCATGCAATAGAGATTGTCCAGCAAATCGGCCATATCCCGCACGGGATAAGGGCCGTCAAAGCTGAACGCTGTCAACGCGGGATCGGCCTTCAGTGACTCTGCAATGTCAGGGCCGGCGGTGCTGGCTATCGGCTTTTTACCGTATTTCTTTTTCAAAGTTACCATCCCATTGCGAAACCACCGCCGCCACTTTCCTGGCCCAACGGTTCATTAATAATCGAAAGCATGGTTGCCCACGCCATATCACCATGGCTTACGCCGCGCGATCGGTCCGTTTCGTAAGTGATGAAACCGCCGGGCGTAACAACTTTGCGAACAGCGTTAAAGGCTCTGACCAGGCCCTGCTCGCTGCGGTCATATTCCCAGCGGCCGGCGCGGATGACCTGCAACATTTTGAGGACAAGGGCGCGCTTGGAAGAGAGGCTCATCTGGTAGCAAATAGCCGCCGGGAACCAATTTTTAACAATCTGCCAGACCGCCTCCCCGACGCCTTGTCCGTCGATGGCGATGTGAGTGACGTTGTAGCGCTCGGCAGCCTCTTTGATGACCGCCGCCTGCTGCTCAAACTCCAGCCCTCGCAGTTGCTTCAATTCAACCGTGCGAAACCGGCCGCCAGCCACAAGGGGAGGGACAGTTACGGACAGAGCACCGGCATCGCCATTGCCGCTGCCGCCGTTGGCGTCGTAGCCCAGCCACACCTCACGTTGGCCCATAGGGCGACTGGCGAACGGTTTCCAGTCGGGCCAGTCGTCATACCCGTCAGCGCCGCACCCCAGTAACTGGCTAAGATTGAACGCGCTTTCGCCGTCTTTGACGAACTCGCACATGTACAGGTTTTCAAATTCATCGGGGCTGTTTTCGTCCCTGATTTCATCAATGTCGGTGTAGTCCCAGCCGTTGTTGATAGCGTCCTGAATAGTGACGATCTGCCGCCACGTTTTATCCGGGTAAAGCACGCCGCTATGGGTTTTCTTCCATGAAACGTCAAAGTCAACGCGCTGCGCTTTAGGCCGTTTCGCATTCCATCGATCGCCGGTCCAGAACTGATAGGCTTCATGGCTTTCGCTGGATGGCGTGGAGAAGTACGTGCGTGTTAAGCCTTTGAGCGTTGCCATGGCGCCGGCAACTTTGCGCAGGTTGATAAAGTTTCCTGTCCAGAAAAACTCATCAAATCGCAGGTGGCCGGTGTACGACTGCGCCGTCGCCGCCGACGTCCCGAGAAAATGCAGCTCCGCGCCGTTTGACAACGTGATTTGCTCACCGCCTTTAAGTTCGACGTCCACCTCTTCAGCCGCTTTACGGATGAAGTTGCGGAACTGGAGCGCCTGCTTGCGGGACGCCGACAGAAAAATTTGGTTGCGCTGATAGTCGTGCTTAACGTCCGTTCTCAGTGCGCCCAGTAATGCCTCGCGGGCAAAGTACCAGGTTGCCCCGATCTGCCGCGATTTGAGGATCATCCGGTTACGCTGATCGCGCTGTTCGTACCAGCCGCGCTGGTGCCATGCGAGAGAGTCGAGAATTTTTGAGCGCAATGCATCGATCTGCTCCTCGGAGAAGTGATTTTTCTTCTTGCGACGACTGGTTTTTTTAACGCCGGTGGTAGTGGTGGTCTGCCCGGTATCCAGCCTTTTCAACTGCCGGGTTAACAGATCAATCTCTTTGAAATCGCCACTGGTTTTATTGTCCTTCGCACTCAGCTGGCATAGACGGGTATCAATGGATTGCGTTACCCGTTTGATAGGCGTTGTGTCGTCCCACTCGTCACGTTTTTTCCAGGAATAAACCGTGTTTGAGTTGATACCCATGAGTCGCGAAATTTCGGCGGGCGGGTAACCCTGCCAGTAGAGCTGCTTTGCCCTTAATCGAATAAACGCATCCTGAATCATCACTTCCCCCTTTTGAGCAGGGAGATTACCTGCGCGCGATCCCCGCGGCTCGGGCTTTCAGGTCTGGCCGTTCTCCGACAACAAAACCGCGTGGCGCCGGGCTTTCAGGCTCTGCGATGATGCAGCGACTGACATTAATCAACAGGATAAAACGACATGGCCAGCACGACTAAACCCGCTCGCAAAAAGTTTCGCGTTGCGGTTTCCGGCGCCACCGTTGACGGGCGCGAGATCCAGCCGCAGCACCTCCGCGATGCGGCGGCGAGCTACAACCCGGCCGTTTACGGCGCCCGCGTGAACGTGGAGCACTATCTCTCCATGCTTCCTGACAGCAATTTTGGCGCCATGGGGGATGTTGTTGCTTTAAGCGCGGAGGATATCACCGAAGGGCCGCTGGCCGGTCGTACGGCGCTCTATGCCGAGATCGACGCTTCGGCACGAATGAAGCAGCTCACCGATGAAGGAAAAAAAATCTATTCCAGTATTGAGCTGCATCCGCAGTTTGCCCTTAACGGTAAGGCGTATGTGGTCGGCCTGGCGATGACGGACACCCCGGCAAGTCTGGGGACTGAGCGCCTTAAATTTGCCGCGCAGCAGCGCGCGCAGGTGATGGCCTTCAATAACCAGCAGATCGAGGCGCCGCTGTTCTCTGATGCGCTTGAAGCTGAAGTGATCGAACTGGCAGCTCATCGCAGCGAGGAGGGCGTCAACTGGTTCAACCGCGTGATGGGCATCCTTGGCAAAGGCCAGAAAACCGACGATCAGCGTTTCAGTCAGTTGCATCAGGTTGTTGAAGCCGTTGCTCAATCTCAGGCAGACCAGATTGACCGGTTCAGAGCCCTGGAACAGGAACGCCAACAGGATAAAGCCACCATTCAGCAACTGACCAGTGAACTTAACGAGCTGCGCGGTCAGCTTCAGCTCCAGCCCGCAGAAAATTACAGCGCACGACCGGCGGCAACCGGCAACAGCAGCGCGCAGCTTGCAGAATTCTAAGAGGTAAAAAATGGAAAACCTGACCCGCGAATTATTTGATAAGTACATTGTGCGCCAGGCACATCTGAACGGTGTCTCACCCTCAGCCATTGCCAATCGTTTCAGCGTCGATCCGACTATCCAGCAAAAACTGGAACAGGCCGCCATGGAGTCGGATGACTTCATGAAGCTGGTTAACCACTTTGGGGTTAAAGAGCAGGAAGGGCAGAAAGTAAAAATTGGCAGTAAGGGACCGATGGCGAGCACCAATAACAGCTCGGACGGAACCAACCGCCGTAACCCTGCACCGAACCATAACAAAGAGCCGCAGAACTACCACTGCCGCAAAACCAACTATGACTATGCGCTTTCATATGCGGAGCTGGACGCGTGGGCCGGTCACCCTGAATTTCAGTCATTAATCAGTAATGCGATGGCTCGTCAGTTGGGGCTGGATCGCCAGATGATTGGCTTTAATGGCACGCATTACTCTGAAAACTCCGACCGCACGACCTACCCGTTATTGCAGGATTGCGGCGTTGGCTGGCTGCAAAAGATCCGCAATGAAGCGCCGCAGCGCATTATGCCGGGTATCACGCTGACCTCCCGTGATGAGAATAACGCGGTAATTGCGTCAGGCACCTACGGCAATATTGATGCCGCCGTGCTTGATGCGCGTCACAGCCTTATGGATCCCTGGTTCCGCCGCGCTCCCGGCCTGGTGACTGTGCTCTCGTCCGATCTGCTGCTGAAAGTGAACCTGCCGAAAGTGAACGCGCTCAGCCAGACCAATCCGAATACCGAACTGCTGGCTGCGCAGCTCATTGTCAGCCAGGAAAAGATCGGCGGTCTGCCGACGGTCTTTGTCCCGGGTATTCCTGAAGATGTCGTACTCATCACCAACCTGAAAAACCTCTCTGTGTACTACCAGAAAGGCTCCCTGCGTCGCTCTATCCGGGAAGAGCCGCACTACAACCGCGTGGCGACTTACCAGTCCAGCAATGATGACTATGTCATTGAAGAGTACGGCATGATTGCCATGATCGACGGCGTGACATTCGCCTGATAATCCCCATCACATGGCGGGCAGCAAGCCCGCCTAGGAGAATGAACCCATGCTGACACCGGCACAAAGACACTTTCAGAAGGTCATGGCAGAGAGGCGGGGCATCAGTGATGAGCGTGACGCGGAGACGCGCACCGCGCATGAGCAGATCCTCTTTCGCCTGCATATGCATAAATCCTCGCTAAGCCAGATCCAGTCCCGCCAGGCGAAGGCTGCTGTAAAGGCCAGCATCCTTCCTGAGTTTCAGGGGTGGATTGACGGCACGATCGAGGGCGACAGCGGACGCGCCGATCCGGTTATCACCACGCTGATGGTGTGGGCGGTGGACTGCTCCGACTATGCGCTGGCGCTGCGTATCGGGCGCTATGTCGTTAAGCATGGCCTGAGCATGCCGGATGACAACTATCGCCGCCCGGCACCGACGGTGCTGACCGAAGAAATCTGCAATCCCATTCTGAACCTCGCCACCACGGACGCCGGAGCCGATTTGTCAGGCTATATCGCCATGCTGGACGAGCTGGCCGAAATTGTGGCTGACAGTGATATGCCGGATGAGGTCCGCGCGAAGCTGTGCAAGGTGAGGGCGTTTTGTCGTCGCGACACGGAAGACGCGGAAACAAAAGGCGAAGCGCTGAAACTCTTCCGGGAAGCCATGAGCCTGAACCCGGGCGCAGGCGTGAAACGGGAGATCGCCTCTCTGGTCAGCGCGCTGAAGAAGGCGCCGCTGACCAGCACGGCGAGTGGTGATGCGGAAGATGAGCCTTCATCCAGCGATACAGCGGCAACCGAAACACCCGCAGCAGAAAAAACAACACGAACGCGCAAGCAGACGAAAACGGCGCCCGGCACCCAAAAAGCTACCCGCAAAACGGCGGCAAAAAAGACAACGAAAACCGCCGTCAAAGTAAACGCCTGAGCGTAATGAACTGGCCCCGCGCCACAGGCGGCGCGCCCGGCGATCTGCCCGTTATGCGGTCTTTTTACCGGGAGCCCACCGCCTGACCTACCGGAGAAACGACGATGAGTTTTATCGCGCAGCGCCCCGTCAGACCTGCTGAAAGTGATGTGACAGACGTGGACGACGGCGGCGCACAGATTGCCATCGGCACTTTCTGGCCGACGGTAAAACTCCACGATCTGCGCCTCGCTGCCCGCATCGCCGGTGACATTACAACATCCCGATTAATGCATATGGCAACGGAGGCCGCGCTGCATGTCGCGGATCAGCTGAAAGACTGGCGTAAGCAAAGAGAAGCGGAAGGCGCTGAATCGCTGGCTTCTGTACTGCTGACTTCCGCCGGTGAACCTGTCGAGCAGATTAACGGCGAAAGCGCAAAAGTTTATCGCTTCCGGCGCGCGGTCTACTCCTTCACGCGCGCCAGCGTACTGGAAGGTTACAGGGACGTCGGCACCACGCCAAAGGGCGACAAGGATGCGGAGGCCCTGGACAGGCAAATAGACGATCTCTGGCGGGACGGGCGCTGGAGTATTTCAGATATACGGGAAGAAGCCCGTATCTATGCGGAGTTGTTCTGATGAAAGTCAGGGCGCTGCAAAACGACACGGTTGATCAGCTCTGCTGGCGTCATTACGGCAAAACCGCAGGTGTCACGGAGAAGGTGCTCGAAGCCAATCCGGGACTGAGCAACCAGGTTTTTTTGAATGCCGGGCAGGAGATCGAAATGCCCGTGATAACCAGCGAGGTGGAACGGGTAGCGGCACTGGCTCAGGCCTTCACCTATCGCGAGATCCATCTGCTGCAACGCATCAATGAAGCCGTTCGCGCGGTACTGCTTTCCAGCGCCCTGGGGGCGGATCTCGATCAGGTCTCGGGTAATTTTGACACTGAACGTCTGCTGATTACTGAAGCCACCGACGAGGCGGACGCCGTATACGAAAGCGACGAAGAGCTGCGCGCCCGCACGCTGCTCTCATGGGCGCGCCTGAGCACGGCGGGCGCCCGTAATGCCTATCACTACTTTGCGCGCGGCGCTGATGCGGATGTGCTCGACGTGCGCGCCTATGGCCCGGAGACGCATGATCAGGAGGGCCGCGTTTTCCTTTACGTGCTGTCACGCACCGGGGATGGATCCGCCCCGCAGGCGCTGCTCGATAAAGTCCTGGCGGCGGTAAATCCGGAAGACGTGCGCCCGATTACGGATTATGTGGCTGATTACGTCCGTTCCGCTGTGATAGTGAATTATCAGGTGGTTGCTGACATTTACGTCCCTTACGGCGTGGACACCGCCACGGTGCTGGAAAAAGCCACCGCAGCACTGAACGAATACACCGCCTCAGTGCATCTTATCAACGCCACCGCTGCACGGTCGGGCATAGACGGGGCTCTGCATCAGGACGGCGTTGTCACCGTCGATTTGCATTCACCGGTCGCCGACGTCGTTGCGACGATGGGCGAAGCGCCTCATTGCACCTCTATGAAAATCAATCTTGTGGTGATGGACTATGACCGCTAATTATCCCGCCAGCATTCTGCCACCCAACGCAACCGCCGTGGAGCGGGCCATCGACAGGGCCAGCGCCGCCGCACTGGAGAGGTTGCCGGTATATCTGATCCGTTGGGTGAAGGATCCTGACAGCTGCCCGCTGGCGCTTCTGCCGTGGCTGGCGTGGGAATACCAGGTTGATACCTGGAATATTAACTGGTCAGAACAAAAGAAACGCGATGCGATCAAGCGCGCCCACTATATCCACCGCCATCGCGGGACGGTCGCCGCCGTCCGTCATGCCCTGGTGGACAGTCCTTTTGGGACGGATATTGTTGAATGGTTCAATCAGAACCCGAAAGGGGATCCGTATACCTTTCGCCTGAACGTTTATCAGAACGATTTGCCGGTGACGGAATACGACCAGCAGGATCTGAAACTGGCGGTGCTGCGCGCCAGGAACCTGCGCAGCTGGTTTTCCGTTCATGTATTTGGCCGACTTCAGGGAACCTCATATGCGGCCGGTTACATGTACGCCACGGAGAAAATCACGCCGCGATTTGTCCCGTTGCAGGTGATTTTATCCCGCTACGAGCTGAATCTGGCCCCCGGTGACGCGGAAACGGTCACGGTGACCATCCTCCCTGAATACGCGGAAGATAAAACCTTTACGGTAACCACGTCGGATAAAACAATCGCGACTGCCCGAATTGTCAACGGCGCTATTCTGGTTACGGGCGTGAAGCGGGGCACCTGTTCGGTCACCGTCACGACGACTAACGGCGTCAGCGCGGTGATCAGTGTGAAAGTGGTCGCGGTGATGAAGTTCATCACCCGCATCGACAATGCAAGCCGTCCGTTGTTCTACGTGCGCATGGATGAGGATTTCACAATTGATTACGGCGACGGGACAGACAGCCGGGAATACACCTTCGACCACGCGAGTGCAACCTGGGGATGGGTGATCCCCACGCGCTCACTGGAGGAGGGCCAGGAGTACACCATAACGGTTAAAAACACTGAAAGCGCCAGTTTCCAGCGCACGTCGGGTAACGTTTCAGTGACGTTGAACCCCGTGCAGGAAATCATTCTTTTGACTGGAGATAGAGACAATCTTGTTTCTTTCGCGAGTGGCGCAACTGGCCTTTACAAGGTCCACGCCGGGGCTTTTGACGATCTGCCAAATATCCAGAAATGTACCTCCATTTTCCGGGGCTGCTCATCGCTGACTGAACTACCAGAGGGTTTATTTGCGCGGTTTACTGGTGCCACAGATTTCTCGGCGGCGTTTTATGGCTGCACGGAACTGGCTGCTGTTCCTGATGGGCTGTTCAGCGAATTATCTCAGGTGACGCTATTCACCTCAGTGTTTGAGAACTGCACGCGCCTGCTGAGTGCTGGCAAAAACACATTCCGGGACTGTGCTGCTGCGACGCATTTCACCAGTGCGTTTTCGGGATGCACATCCCTTATTGATACCGGGACGGGCATTTTTGACGGGTGTGTCAGTGGAAATAACTTCGGTTATACATTCGATGGGTGCCGTGCGCTGACAACATTGTCAGCAGATTTATTCAGCGATGTGCCTGGTGGCGTCTTTACGGCGATTTTCAGAAGCTGCACGGCGCTGACGCAGCTACCGCCGCACCTGTTCCGCAACTGCCTGGAAGCTACGCATTTCGGCGGGGCATTCAGTGGATGCACGCAGCTGCTTTCTGTGCCTGATGAATTCTTTAAGGATTTACCCCTGGCTAACCATTTTGGAACCGTTTTTTCCGGCTGTTCTTCACTGGTAAAAGCGGGAAAAGCTGTGTTTTCTGGCTGTGCGCTTGCGCAAACATTTTCCTCCGCTTTTTACTATTGTCGTGTTCTGGAAGACGTGGGCGATGATATTTTTGAGGGGTGTGTTAGTGCAACTACCTTTGCCAGCGTCTTCAATAGTTGCACAGCATTAACGGCGCTACCGTCGTTTGTGGACTGTAACAAGGCAACGAGCTTTGACCGGGCTTTCTATGCCTGTTCTTCTCTGACGGCCGTCAGAGCAGAGGCCTTTGCAGGTAAATCACTGGTCACGACGTTCTATTACGCATTCACCCAATGTACATCCCTGAAAAGCATCGGGGCCGGGGCATTCCGTGACTGTAGTTCCCTGACTAACCTGACCTATACATTTATGGGCTGCACGGCGCTGGTATCGCTGGCCGGGGATATGTTTGCAGGATGCAGCAAAGTGACGAATGTCACCGGCCTGTTTAATCAGTGCTCGGGCCTTGCCGTACTGCCTGAAAAGCTGTTCAGCGATCTGACCTCTCTGACGGCAATGGGGAGCACCTTCCAGGACTGCACCGCCCTGACAGCGCTGCCGTCCGATCTGTTTGCGGGTTGTGTCAACCTGACTTCCCTGACGCTGACGTTCTCTGGCTGTACTGCACTGGCGGTATTGCCTGCTGACTTACTGAAACATAACACCCTGCTGATCAGTGCCGGTTCTACGTTCTACGGCTGCGCGGCACTGGTGAACATTCCGCCGTCGCTGTTTGCATCGTGCCCGCTTATCACCGCATTCGGCGCAACGTTCCAGAATACCGGCGTGGTGGAAATACCGGAAAATCTGTTCAGTGGTAATCCGCTGGTGACGGCCTACGGCCAGACCTTCAGAGGATGTAAAAACCTGCGTTCAGTGCCTGCCGGTCTTTTTGTCGCCAGTATCAACGCCACGACATTCACTAATGTGTTTGCCGAGTGCGTCGCACTGGAAGAGGTCGGGGCCGGTCTAATGAATAACTTACCGGCCACGACAATCGGCTATCTGTTTGATGGCTGCGTGCAGCTGAGAACCAACGTCAGCACGATATTCAACCTCAGCAGTTATTCGACGATTGTCACCACGACGGCCACATTCAGGGGATGCTCTGCCCTCACAGGTAAGGGCCAGGTATTTATGGACAAAGTGCCAAATGTCACAGCGCATTATTACGCGTTCTACAACTGCACAAGCCTGGACGATTTCACAGATTTACCCGGTAACTGGATAACGAATAAGTTATGAAAACATTCAATCAAATTAAAAGCCTGATCGGATTTTGCCAGACAGATGAGTTTTTCCTGGAATACCTGCAAATGCTCCAGGCTGCGGGAGTTATTCATCCCGGTGAAAGCGATATTGATGCCGACAGCAAAACTGTTAGTGATGATTTTTATGAGCGTCTTGCCAGCGTGTATGGCATTGAAGCAGAGGAAACACTATGGCAACAGGACTGACACTAACGACGGCGGGCGCCGCTGAAATCGAGGCCGCGTATCAGGCGGGGGAGGTTGTGGATATTATCGCCGTACTGATCGGTGATGGTGGCGGCGTGACATTGCCGACCGATCCCGATGACCTGGCGGCGGTGACGGCGCTTTTTGGTCAGTTTGGCCGTGAAACCTTTGACTCTGACTCAAGCTATGAGGGGTTTATCAGTGGTCAGATTGTTATCAATTGCAGGGATTATCCGGGTAAGACGCTCAGAGAGGCGGGGCTGGTCAGCGCTAAGGGGACGCTCATCGCTTACGGCACATACCCGGCGACATACCTCCCGGCGCAATCGGATTCAATCATCAAAGAGATCATTTTGACGCTGGTGCTGACACTGACGCACAGCTCAAGTGTGCATCTCATTATCGATCCGGCGCTAGCGACTATCACGCAGGAAACGGGCGATAAACGTTATCTGCGGCGAGCACAAAATCTTTCTGATTTAAACGATACAGAAGAGGCACGGGAAAATCTCGAGCTGGGCAATTCAGCGACACGAGATGTTGGCACAGAGGTGGGAACGGTAGCTGCGGGGGATGACTCGCGCATCACCGGCGCACTTCAGAAAGAAAATAATCTTTCAGATCTGAGCGATACATCTGAAGCCCTAAAGGTGCTGGGACTCAACAGCGACGGAGCGGCCTATAAGGCAATTGTTGACGCCATTTTTTATGTCGGAATTGTTGTCTCTGGCGAGCAAAGTCCAGCGGAGCGGTTCCCCTGGCAGACATGGGCTGACTTAAGCGAAACCTTTGCAGACAGGGTGGTGCGTATTGGTTCTCAGTATGGTGTGACCGGCGGCAGTAACAAGGTAAAACTCGAAGCTGATAATTTGCCGCCACACTGGCATCGTTCAGGTGACAGGTCTCCAGGGGCAACGTGGGACCCTAACACAACCCATGGGACTGATAATCAGAAAAGTGGCCCGCTTGCTCTTACTGAGGGAACTTATGTTGATGTGGCTGGCAAGGGAGAAACCTCAAACAAAGAGGTAGATGTTACTAATGAATACGCCACTTTCTGTATGTGGAAACGCACTGCGTAAAAAATAATTAACAGTGTTCACCAGACCTGAGTTGACAGCACTCTTAGAGTGCTATCATTTAGTACGTTAGCGATAACGTCAAAAATGAAGCTCTTTGTAAGTTAAGTGATTCGTGTTCTAACTCATTGAAATTAATTTATTTTTTTTGTTTCGATCAATAAAGAGCTTGATTTTAAAGCATTATTGAGTATAAATGTTCATGAACTATTTTATAAATTATCCGATAAAAAATGGCCGAAAACAAAAAAAAGGTAGTTAGTGATAACCACAGAATAAATAACTTTTGGGATGTCACTTATGATACAAATGTCGATATTAATAGTTTTGTGGCTGCCCGTATATATGAGATTGGTGAACTGTCATTAAACCATAAGCAATTTCAATCATATGTAATTGATTTTAGTTATGAAAATCAGGAGCCCGCTGAAGGGACTCTTGACAGTGTAAAAGAAAAGTCGGAAAGGATCTACATTGAAGGTATTCACTTTAATACTTGTGATTTTATTGGTGGAAATGAAGGGAAAAAAATTACTTTTAGAAATTGTGTTTTTGAAAAAGCATATTTTGGCTACTCATGCCTAAAGGATGTGAATTTTGAAAATTGTATATTTTCAAACACCTCATTTGCTTTGACTAAATTTTACAGATGTAGATTTGATGAGTTATGCAGTTTTTCTAAAATTTCTATTTCTGGTAGCAAAACTGTATTTACAGAAAGCGTTATTTCAGCAGGTAAGCTAATTGATGCACTTTATATTTATGCAACAAAAGAATACTGTAGACAGCATCCATCTAAGAAAATAGAGCAAGAAAGATCTAAGATGTATGAGTCTATGGTTAAGCTTGCAAGGAATATATTGGAATCTGTTTCGAAAAATGGGGATGATGACCTTTATTATAATGCTGTTAAACAAGTTCATAAGTTGAAGATAAAAGAGAAACATCACAAAAAACTATGGGAAATTAAAAAAAATAAATCAAACAATATATTTAAAAAATTCATTTCCAGTATTTATTATGGCGTTGTTAAATTCGCAATGCCTATTGAAACTTTAATACTAAGAATTTTAGGGTGTCTGAATGGATGGGGTGCAAGTGTCTTTAGGTGCGCACTTTTTGGTTCTTCAATTTTGATCGTATTTTCAGTGATTTATTATCATGTCGGAATAGAGTCAGTTCCAAGTGAGACGGCAATGCTTCCACATGTAATGAAGAGTATTATTCAAAGTTTTGATATTACCTTCTTAGCAGGTTATACTAAATACGTGAATGCTAGAGATGATTATGGTATTCAATTGATTTGTTTGACCAATATGTTGCTAGGTTTGGTTTGGTATGCGATTAGTATCCCCACAGTTATCAATAAAATAAGCATTAACCGTATATGATTGAATTAATTAAGAATGATAGTTTGGATTGCTTGGTCCTCTTTGGCAGTCACGCGACGAATGAAGCTGATGAAGACTCGGATATTGATTTGCTGGGAATAAATAACTCGACTCTGAGGACTGTCAGGGAGAATGGCAAGGTAAATCTTTCGCTATATTCTCTAACCGAGTTGAAGCAAATGGCGAGATCAGGGAATATATTTATTCTTCACGTGATCCTGGAGGGCGTTTGCGTTTTTAACCCAAAGATTTTTGATGAGTTAAAAAATGAATTTCAATATAAAGAAAATTATAATATTGATATTGCAACCGCTTTTTACTTAGCCAATGTCATTCTTAATGAAAAGGATAATATATCTAATTGGGCTGTTGCTAATAAAAGAATATCTTGGTGTGTGAGAACAATTCTGATTTCAATTTCAGTTGAGAATAGGAAACCGGTTTTTTCAAAAAGAAAGTTAGCAATGCTATGTCTTAGTGCAGGTCTTTCATATGAGGACTCTTACCTTTTGGTTGATGCTAAGTCGAATAAAGAGAAAAATGATAATATACTTAACTGTTTGAGTTTTTTTCTTGATTATTATAAAAACTATAATGAAGAGATTGTAAAAAATATTTTCTCGAGTGGTATCGTTGTGGCTACGCTAGATAGCATTCTAAACTCTTCAAATTTTTATGATAGTTGAGAGTATATATTTCCCTTGAAAAGGGAAATATGCACTTATCATTAATGTTGTTTACTATATGACCCTTGCGCTATTTGATGGCTTTATGATGAATGAGGTTACACTTAGACGCAAAAAAACAAATTCTGATATTGATCTTTTGGGTTTGAATGCCGGTGTCGAATACCGGCAAACCTATCCATCTAGTATTTTGATATGCATGCCCTCTTGCACTTTATTGGAGCGTGTTCAATGCTGTTTTAATTCCATCCTTTAAGGTAGCCATCAGATCACTGACAGAGGAACTTTGCAGCGCCTCCCTGATATCCTCATCAACCCTTTGCAGTGAGAGTGTGAACTCAATTTTTTTCGCCTTACCGTAGCGATCAAACTCCTGATGCGTTTCCTGCAACCCGGTGATGACATACATCCCGTAAATGGACCCGACGCCATCAATCAGCGGCCAGGCCAACCCTGTGTAGGCCATCGTTGAAACTGCACCCAAAGACAGGTTGCCGCCAGTGATTTCAGGATACAGCAATCCACCCAGCGTCAGCTGGTTCTCACCAGCGCCAACGTACTGCCATTTTGCACTACGGCCCACACGATCATTTTTAACGTGCCGCCATTTACGAGACAGCTGCAATTGCTGATAGGGCAGCGTCCTGAGTTCAAATACAAAAAGTCCGAACACCATCATCATAGCTATAACTCCTGTTAATCATGGTCCCGGAACGAACCCCGGGCAGCGCGTTGCTGTTTGTCAATTTCTGCGCGGACCGCTTCGCCAACAAGTCGCGCCAGTTCACGCAGATTGCTGCTTTGAATGCCATGCAGATGAACATGAATATCTCCGGAAAAACTATCACCTGAAGCCGCAGCCGCCGTGTGGGCGCGTTGATTTCGGCGTACTGGTTGCCATGCCTGCGTCTGTTTTATCAATGGTTCGCCAGCGGCAATAACCGGGCGAGCGCTGACGGACTGGCGGACAAGCCTCGACTCCTGCCATTCACCACGCACTGCAAAGGCTGGAGGGAGGTTTTTAAATACAATGTCACCCGGCCCGATACGTTTGCGCTTTTCCTCATCTAAAAGGCCTTTGGTGTTATCCGCGATTTGGCCCAACCGCCGCTCTGTTCCAGAGTTGCCCCCGAGCACATTGGGCGGCGGTGCGCTGCCTTTGCTTGCAGTCTTTTCAGACGACCATTGCCACTCCCTTTTAACCATGCGTCCGGATTTTTCATCCCATTCCCACATAACCGGAATAGCCCTGAGTCTGGCTGCTTCCAGCCTGGCTCTTTCAATGCCATCGGGGATGAGATCGAGCTTCTCCAGTAACCAGCCAACACCTTCCATTAACTTCTGAAGCGGCCAAAGCAGTACGCTAAGTGCAGTCCCCAGGACCTCTCCAAATGTCTGCCCGGCGCTGGCGCATTTGTTTAGCGCCTCGCGACTCTCCTCGACGGGGGTTAATACTTTTTTAAACCAGTTCCAGACGTTTTTAACGCCATCCCCAATGGCACCGAAAACGGGCGCCAGCCAGGAAAATGCGTTATAAACAGGCGCTAACCCCTGGATGACGCCTGTAAAAAAACCGCTAAAGAAGGCTTTAATTGGTCCCCAGTATTTCCAGATCAGTACCGCAGCCGCTACAAACGCAGCACCCACTAAACCGATTGGGCTCAACAGCATTGATAATCCGCCGCCCAGCGCCGCAATTCCGCCTTTTACAATACCGAGCAGAGCAGGGATCCCGGTTAGCCGCAGCGCCAGCCCGCCAACGCCTTTTGACAGGGCGCTTATCGCCGTCCCCGGAGAGGAAAAGGCGCCAAGTAACGCGCCGCGCAGGGTTACCATCAACCTGGTTAATACGCTGGCGCGTCCAGCCAGACCGCCGAGTAAGGCACGCCATCCGCTGATTTTTGCCAGTGAACTGCCGCCCACAGCACTCAATATGCGGAACGCTGATACCGTACCTCCGATGCCGCTCCCGCCGGACAGCAGTGCAAACCCCAGCCTGAGCTTTGCAAGCGGCCCTAAAAGTAGACCAGCAGCTAATGACATACCGCCAATTACTGCGGTTAATGCCAGTGCAGTACCACCGGCGAGTAACAACGTTCGTGAAAGTCTGGGGTTTTCTTCTATCCAGCTTTGAATAGTGCCAATAACCCGGCTAAGCCCCTGTGTCAGCCTGCGTAATGGGCCGTCTACTGTCTCAGCCACAGAAATGCGGAACGCCTCCCACGCGCTGTCCAGCTCCTTCAAATCGCCGCCCAGGTTGTCTTTCTTCTTGTTAGCGACGGCGAAGGCCTCCTGATTTTTATGTGCTTCTGCAATTTGTTCATAGAGTGACTGGAGGTAGCCATCACCTGCACCGTTGACCAAAGACTGGAGGCTCGTAAAACCCTCTTCTCCGGCGATATCTTTGAAAAATGAAACCTGATCCACCTCGCCAAAGCGGGAGACGCGTTTTTGTAGATCGAGAAGGATATCAAACGGGCGGCGCATCTTTCCGCTTGCGTCGGCAGTTTCCACTCCCAGCTCTTTGAGTGCCTTTTTGGCTGCCGTAGTGGGGGAGGCCAGGCGGGAGAGGGAGCGACGCATTGCCGTACCGGCTTCGCTACCGCGAATTCCCACGCGTGCCAGTGTGCCTGTCATCGCTGCGGCTTCTTCCAGGCTAATCCCAAGCCCCGCCGCTACCGGCCCGACAACTTTCATTGTCTCGCCGAGGCTGCTAAGCGTGGTATTGGTACGGGTAAATGTACCTGTCAGCACATCGCTGACGCGGTCCATTTCTCCGGCATCGAGGGAAAACTGAGAAAGAATGTTTGAGCCGATGTCTGCCGTTTCACCCAATTCCATACTGCCCGCTAGTGCCATATTGAGCACGCCAGGTAGTGCGGCACGGATAGCTTCTGGCGTGAAGCCCGCCATTGCCAGAAAGGCCTGGCCGCTGGCGGCGTCACGTGTGGTGAAGGCGGTTTCAGCACCGAGTTTTTTTGCCTGAGTACGCAAGGCGGCCAGCTGCGAATCGCTTTTATCGAGCCGCGTCAACGCCTGGACGTTTGACATTTCCTCATCAAAACCAACCGCAGGCGACAGGAAGCGTCCGGCGCCGTACCCGGCAGCGGTTGCTGTACCTAATGCTATGGCACCGCCAGAGCGCAACTTTCCGGCCATCTGCTGCGCACCCTCGTAACGTTTACGAGCTTGAGTGACCGCAGCAAGTTGCCGTTTTTCCCGTTCAAGGGATTGGTTGTATTGTTCTGTGCGGCGTATCGCGTTACCGATGGTGGCGCTACTACCGGAAAGCATGACGCCATGCTGGCGCAGGGCTGATGCACTCTCACGGAGGCGGGCCACTTCCGTCACGCGTTTTGCGGTCAACCGATCAAGCCGCTCACCCAGTCGCGACATCAGTATTTGCTGTTTTTCCGTCAGCGTCCCGTTTTTACGTTGCGCTTCTGACAAGCCATCAAAGCGGGCGCGGGCACGTGAGATGGAACGGTCGGTTTTGCCGACGGCCGCGGTCATTCGCTGAAAAGTGGCACTGCTCTTATCGAGTCCTTTCAGGGTGGATTGTGTTTTTCTGAGGGAGTCGGAAAGGCCGCCCGCACTCTGGCGGGCAGCATTAACGGGGCGGGTAAATCTGTCGATAGCGCTGAAAGCAACACGGATATCAAGACTCTTCATCACTGGCACCACTTCGAAGTGCCGCCCGCTTGCGCCAGGCTATCACCTCGCCAAGATCCATGCCGAAAACTTCAGAGGGCGGCCAGTTAAAAATAACGGCAATATCAGCAACCAGATCGTCTATCTGGTCAAACGCAACGGTGATTACTCGCTCTCCGTCTCCGCCACGTTCGACGCTCCAGGCTCCGGCGGATTCAAGAAAGGGACCAGAAGCTCTGCCAGCCCGATAAAGTCCAGGGTGTGCATTTCGTTGATTTCTTTTTGTGTCAGCGCAGGCGCGGTGACTCGCGTCAACAGCGTGGCAATTGAGTCTGCATCCATATTGGCAACGCGGATAAGATTCAGGCCGCGCAACGATCCGGCCTGACTGATGGCGCCGGTGATTTCCACCTGACCGATCTCACTGTCTTTACGAACTACCGGCTGCATCAGCGTGAACAGGTTTTTAGTTTTTTTAGCCATGTTTAAAATCTCCGGGCGGCATCTTTGCCACCCTATGAAAGGTTATCAATTGCCCATGCCAAGGGCGGAGGTGATGCGGTCCGGGAACATGTTCTGACCGTTCTTTTTGTAGATGAAATTCAGCAGATCGATTTCGATAATGGGCTGATCATCAATGGAGAATTTGTAGTAGGTGGATTTAAAGGTGTAGCTTTCCTCCGTGTCTTCCCCCTGTTTTGAGTCTCCACCGTCGAGTTCAGTAAATCGCCCGCGCAGCTCCACCTCGACAAGCTGGCTTTCGCCATCAGTGAAATATTCACCCGCAAAGCGTAGCCGCGTGCCGTCAATTTCTGCCCCGTATTCGAGAAACAGAGCCTTAATAACGCCGCCAAAAACAACGGTGGAATCCAGCGCGCCAGCCTCAAGGCCGAGATCAACCCCGACCGCGCCCAACATGCCACCGCCCTGATAGTCCTCTACCTTTCGTGACAGTTTGGGGCGAGTGAAAGAGGTCACTTTTCCCAGATAGTTGTCGCCGTTAACAAAGCAGCTAAAAAGCCGCAGTTTGTGAGGAATAGCCATTATTCACCCCCGAGCGACGCGAACGCCGGTTCGTAAAAATCATCAGTAAAGGTCTGGTATAGAGTCAGATCTTCAAGCGGTGGGACCGGGCTGTAGCTATAGCGCACAATCAGCTTTCCCTGGCGCAAATCCCTGGTGCCGTTGTCCAGCGTATCAAACCAGCAGTCAGCACCGATAAGCTGGCCGGCAGTGACTTTTTTGCTGAGAGCAGAGCGGATGCCGCTTACCACATCTTTCACGTTGGCAGGAGTGAGCGGGCTGTCAACAGAGGTAAATTGCGCCTCCGCAATGCTGTCCGCCAGGATCTGCGCGGTACGGGTGAACACCTCGAAAGTGTAGGTTTCGGTGTCCGTGGTGCGGTTACCCCAGAAGCGGAAACCGTCACGCTTGATAAGCGTTGTGATTTCGTTGTTGTTCAGCTCGTTGGCGTCGCTGTCTTCTGCCTGCAATGCCCAGAACACATCTTTCGAAATACCCAGAACGTTATTCACTACAACGTTGGACAGTGATTTGTGCCAGCCCTGGCTGTTATCAATAGCGGCGCGCAGGCCGCAGGCGTAAGCCGGGGCGGGAAACGTTTCGTTATCATCCGTCAGGGGGTTGTAAGCGATAAAGTCCGGCCAGATAAGCATAAGCTCGCGGTAAGCGAAGGTTTTGCGATAAGCGATAGCCTCCGCCATGGTCGCGCAGCCGTTACAACCGGCATAAACAAAAGCCCGTAGGTTCTGGGCAATCACGCAAAGCTGTGACGTCACTTCCTCGGTGTCGTAGTCCGGCACCGCCAGGATGCGCGGCCGATAGCCGGTTTTGGCTTCCGCTGTCAGCAGGGCATACATTCCCGTGTAGCTGTCGCCATCTGTTCCGCCAATAACGGCCTGAGACTGGCTGGGGCCGTTACCGGAAGCCTCTTCCACCCGGACAATCACAACACGTGGACTGCATTGATCGGAAATGGCTTTGAGGGTTTTGTAAAGTGACCCGGTTTTACCTGCTTTGCCGAGGACGTTACGCACCCGTGTCAGCAGAACCGGCGTATTGAGCGGGAAGGTTTCCGGATCGGCGTCATCAGCAACCGCGACAATACCGATCACGCTTGAATCAATGTCATTGATTGCCTGCTGTAGGTCGGTATTTTCGCGAGAGCGGACGCCGTGAAAACGAGTTTCAGACATAAGTTCACCATCATGTTGCTCTTTGAGTTCAGGGCAATATTCAACGTTAAGTCTGCTGGCGTCGCCTGGTTGCCGGTCTGCCCGTTCGCTGACAACAAAAAGGGATTCAGCCCCGCGCGCGGGCATGGAATCATCAGCAAAAAACGGGGGAATTATGTCGATAGCAGACACGCTAACAACAGCAGCCGAAGGGTATTTAGAAAAATCAAGTGAGGTCGTGAAGACACCGGATTTTAGTATCACGTTGGGTGGGGTCGCCCTGACTGAACTGGCCGACCGCATCACCTCGCTATCTGTTACAGATAACAACGGTTTTGATGCTGATCAGCTAACCCTGTCAGTAGATGACTCTGACGGAGTAACGGATTTACCCCCACGCGGTGCGGAGCTGGCGGTGTCCATCGGCTGGCTGGGTGAGGCGTTGATCTACAAAGGTCTCTACACCGTTGACGAGGTGGGGCATAGCGGGCCGCCGGATGTAATCGACATCACCGCGCACAGCGCTGATTTTCGCGAAGAGATGAACGTCAGGCGGGAGGTGTCCTGGCATGATGTGACGGTAGAGCGGGTAGTATCGGCCATAGCCCGGCGTTATGACCTGAAGCCGATGATTAGCGAGGCCCTGATCGACATTGAGATCGACCATGCGGATCAGACCGAAGAGAGCGACATGTCGTTTTTAACGCGCATGGCGGAGATGTTGGGGGCCATTGCCACCGTGAAAAATGGCTGTCTGCTGTTTATCCTGCCTGGGGGCGGCGTCAGTGCATCCGGTAGGGCGCTGCCATCGGCTGAGATAACCCGTGCCAGCGGAGATCGTCACAGGTTCCGCATTGCCGATCGTGATGCTTACACTGGTGTGCGGGCGTACTGGCTGGATCTTAATTTCGGCAAGAAAAAACCGGTCAAGGTCACTAAGCGCAAAACAAATACTGCCAGAAAAAAGGCTGAGGAGAAAAGCAGCCGCCCGGAAGGGGATTACATGGAGGGCGCTGAAGGTAACGTTTATGTTTTGCGTAAAACCTATCAGAACGAAACGGCGGCCAGGCGCGCAGCTGCGGCAAAATGGATACAGCTCCAGAAAGGCGCGGCACAGTTTTCGATAACCCTGGCGCGCGGCCGCGCCGATTTATACCCGGGTATGCATCTGACCGTGTCGGGCTTTAAGCCTGAAATCGATACTCAGGATTGGATAATTGCCAGAGCTGAACATGTGATCGGTGATAACGGATTTACCACGAAAATGGAGCTTGAGGCGAAAATAAGCGACTGGATTGCAGAAACCGAACAGTAGCGGCCATAATAGGCGTGAGTTCAACTCCCTATGGGAGATCATCATGTTTGTTTGTCCCTACTGCGGCGCAAATGCCCGCACCCGCACCAGCCGCCGGTTAAGCGAGTTCACCATCCGGCAATACCATCAATGCCAGAATCTTGAATGCAGCGAGTCATTCACGACACTTAACACCGTAGAGCGCAGAGTAACAAAGCGCTCAACCAGCGCAGATCCTTTGCCGCCAGGATTTATCCCCGGCGACGCTTTCCCTACTTCTCATTACGGGAACAGTCAACTTAGTCTTGCAGTATAAAAATAGCCCCCTGGAAAGGGGGCTATTCTTGTCAATGTGGTCGATATGTGGACATTTTTGAAATAAATCCTTTTATTTCAATTTATTAAATCCCAAAAAAAAGCCCCGTCGGGGGCGACGGGGAAAACTCATTGATTATGGAATGATCTGTTCTCTGGTCAGTTCGAGAACAAGCGCTACTCTACGCGGCAAAAGTGTAGTTAAAATGGAGAAACCATGAAGAATCAGGGCAAATACGTGCTCTGTGCAAAGAAGGAGCAGAAATGAAGTGGATGATAATGCTGCTGCCGCTGGCCCTGGCCGGCTGCGCGAAGCAGCCGCAGCCGCAGGATGCGCCGCCGCCGCCGAAGTCTATCGGCATGGCGAACCCGGCCTCGGTTTACTGCGGTCAGAAGGGCGGTAAGTTGATACCGGTTCAGACGCCGCAGGGCGTGCGCAGCGACTGTAAGCTGCCCGGCGGGGAAACCCTCGATGAATGGGAGCTGTGGCGCCGGGATCACCCCGCTAAGGCGTAGCCTCGCCGGCAGACAGGTTTTCCAGCCACTCAGCCAGCACCAGCGCATGGTTTTGCCGGGTATCTTTGGCGGCATACAGCAAGGTTAATGGCTGTTGGCGAGCCAGCCCGGCGAGACGCAATCCTTCGTCGCGCCGGGCGTCGAGTTCTTCGCGATACTGTTGACTGAAGCTGGCAAAATCGATCGCCTCGCCGTGGAACGCTTTACGTAGCGCCGAAGAGGGCGAGAGCGATTTGCACCATTCATCGTAGCGCAAAGCCTCTTTTTTCATACCGCGCGGCCAGAGTCGGTCAACCAGAACGCGGTAACCTTCGCCGGGCTCTGCCGGATCATAAACGCGTTTACAGTGAATCAT